AATTGAAGTAGTTTTTTAGCTACCTTTCCTTTGTCAATTTTGTTTTCACTCATAGTATTGTTTTTTAATTGTTTATCCTTCACAACTTACACATTCTGGGTCCATTGCCTTTGCTGCAATATCACCTCTTAAAACTGATTCGGTTCTCATATAATATAATGTTTTTACTCCTTGTTTCCAAGCTTCCATATGAATTTGATTAATCCACTTTGGTTCTGCGGTTGCAGGGAATGCCAAATTTAGGGAAACTGCTTGGTCGATATATTGTTGTCTAACACCTGCTTGTCTTACTAAATCTAATTGGTTGATTTCTTTAAATGTTTTGAATACATCTTTAACTGAATTACATCTGTGTGCTCTTTCATCTATAGATACTTCTTTACATTCAAGTAACTTACCATCTGAAAAACAGTAATCATCTAAAAAGTCCAAATCTTGTACTGAACCACCATCTGCTAAAATCTTATCCCATACCTCTTTGGTATTTTTTCCAATCTTACGAAGTACTCTTTCCAATTCAGGATTCTTTCTAATGAATGTACCCTTTGCAGTTTGTTCTGTAAACACATTTGCTGCCCAAGGTTCAATACCACTACTAACATTACCACTCAATTTAGAGTTTGATACCGTAGGTGCTACTGCTCTCAAATGTGTATTTCTCATACCACTCTCTTTACACCATAGTGGTTCACCATATTCACTAGCTAACCATCTACTTGCTCTTTCAGATTCAATCTTTAATTGAGAGAAAATCTTACGAGTTTCAAATTGAGCTTGTAAACCTTCAAATGGTAATCCTTTTTGTTGTAAGTAAGTGTGCCATCCCAATACACCTAATCCTAATGCTCTACCTCTTTCTGCTGAACGAACTGAATTCTCAAATCCTTTCATATTTTTAGCTCTTTGGATAAATTCTTCCAACACACCATCTAAAAATATAGTAGAAGTATATATCAAATCGGTATCTTTCCACTCATCGTATTTAGCTAAATTCAGTGATGATAAACAGCAAACAAATGAATGTTGTTCATCGGTGTGTAGAACGATTTCAGAACAAATGTTGGTCATATGAACTTTCAATCCATTCTTTTTATACATTTCAGGATTTGCTTTGTTTACATTTCCCTTGTACATAATGTACGGTTCACCAGTTGCTTTTCTTTTCTGAAGTATCTTACCCCATTTTCTACGAGCTTCCGAATCACCTTCTTCTACCTTTCTCATAAACCTATCACTAACCACAACACATTGATGTAAGTTAAGTGATTGACGATTCACATCTCCCTTTGGTTCTCTGATTTCTAAAAAATCTTCAAAATCCTTATGTTCTACTTTAATGTTTACCGATGCTGCTCCTCTACGAACTGAACCTTGATTTGTAGCAAGAATAGTTGAATCATAGATTTTAGCAAATGGTACAATACCATCGGATGTTCCGTTACCAGTAATTTTACTACCTGCTGGTCTAATCATATTGATACCAATACCAACACCACCACCATGCTTTGCCAACAACATCAATTCTAAATTTTTAGAACCAATTTCATAGATACTATCACCTACATCAATACCGAAACATGAGATTGGTAAACCTCTATCAGTACCAGTATTTGATAATACAGGCGTTGCTAAACACAACCATCCTTTCCAAATGTAATCAAAGAACTTTGTTGCCAATTGTGGTTTCTCCAATCTTTTAGCAACTGCCGTAGCAACTCTCCAATATGCATCCTTTGGTTTTTCACCAGCTTGTAGGTAAGTTTTAGATATAGTTTTTACATATATCTCATTATTTCCCCAAGATGGGAAATCAACATCTACTTCCCATCCGTATTCTTCTCCGTAATTTCTCATAATCTTTTTTAAAATATATCATCCCAATTTTCACCTTCTCCTGCCTTTGAATAATCAGTTGGTCTGATTGCAAAGAAGTCGGTATGTGTAACACCTCCCGTAAGATGATAAAACCAATCCAATTCAGATGCTTTCTTCTCATCAAACTCAAAGTAGTCATCTCCACCTTTGATGGGGGTGTATCCCAATTCTGCTAACTTCTCATTAACTCTTTTTGTAATGAATTCCTTTAGGTCATCTTTTTTAAGATTCTCCAAATCACCCATTTCAAAAATTTTATCAATGAATTTATGTTCCAAATCTCTAATAATTTCAGCTGCTTTGTAGATATCAGCTTTTGCTTCTTCTAACAATTCAGGATACTCTTCACACATATGCCTGAATAACTGGCAACCCATCTTTGAATGTAGTGATTCATCTCTAACACTCCACTTCATTTGTTGTCCAATTCCTTTTAATAAGTTTCGCATTTGAAAACTATAAAGAACTGCAAATGATGAATAAAGTGCTACACCCTCTGTGAATGCTGAAAATATAGCAAGTGAACGTGCTACCTCAACTCTAGCCTGATGATTTGTTTTTAAATCTTCAGGTGTCCATTCGGCAGTTACATTGGTTAGTAATTCAAATCTTTCTTTCATAACTTCATCATGCATAAAACCTGCGAAGTCATCTAATCCCAATGTTTCATTTAGATAAGAATATGCAACTGAATGTATTGTTTCTTGAGAACCAAATGCCATTGCCATCTGACGGATTTCATGCTTTGGAAACCATTTAGTAACCATACCAGTCCAATAATCAGAAACGGCACATTCGGTTTGAGCAAATCCTAAAAGTATATTACCTACTAAATGCTTTTCTTCTTTTGTTAAATTCTCATTCCAATCTTTCACATCCATCTGCATTGGTATTTCAGTATGCAACCAAAATGCCTGCATTTGTTTCAACCAACCCTCATTGTAATAATCTGGATATTCGAATGGTTTATATGGGATTCTTTCTGTAAATAATTTACTCATATTTTTAATTTATTTATGTTTTGAATTGTAGGTATAACTATCTAATGAACTTACAAATTTTCTATTTTCTTTAGAAAACTTTATACAATTATCCCATATTCTCAACATACTTTTTGTGTAATAATTTTTTCTCTAATCCCTCTCCGTTTTTACTATCTTTTGTAGAAGCCATTCCATCAATTGAAGTTGCAGCGTATACATCCATAACTCCATGAAAGGTATCAATCTTTGCAGGAAATGTCATTCCATCAGGTCCAAATCGATTCTTAACGATGTGAATACGACCTGTGTTTGATAACTTATCCTTTGTTTTTCTACTAACACTCATAATAAAATCAGCAGTTTGTACTTTCTTATACGAGTCACCAACCGAATCAGCCTGAATAACTTCGTGGTCAATAGCTGCTCTATTGGTTTGGGTTGCAGTCCATACTGGTATTTGTGCTTCACCACTCAATCCTCTCAACTCTTCATAGATTCCACCCAATTCAGCATATAATCCATCTCTATTACCATTACCCGATTTCAATAAGTCCGCGTAATCGATGATAATCAATTTAGGATTAAACCCAACCTGTCTTACTTTTTCAATATGAGCAGCAATTGTTTTTGCTGATGCAAATTGAGGTGGATAGTATTTGATACGAACTCTACCTGGAATCTGTTTGATTTTACGAATAATCTCATTCTTTCTTTCCTTATGCTCCGATGTTTGGATACCTGTAAGAATTGTTGTGTATCTCTGCCCTACATAACTTTCGGATAATTCCAAAGTATAATGTAACACATCAATTCCTCTTTCCAATGCGGAACACGCTATTTTAGATAAGAACCAACTTTTACCAATACCCGATGGTGCCATAACTACTCCTAATTCTCCAGGTCCTAGTCCACCATCCATTAGTTCATCGATAACATCCCATCCAGTTGGACTAGAATCTCTCTTAACATCCTCCATAATGGATTCAAAGTTTTCAATATAATCCAATCCTAAATCAGATTCTACACCAACTTTGGATGCCGCCATCATCGTATCTATAATCTTATCGTAGTTTCCTGCTTTGAGCAAATCTACCGATTTTAGAAGGGCATCTTTAACTTTCTGATTTTTAGCAAATGTAAGGTATTCTTTCTTTACATAAGGTAAATCTTCTGAACCAACCTGTAAATATACATTTTTAAGTTGGTCAACTACCGTTTGTTTTAAACCTTTATCATCTATAGTTCCTACTTTAATTTTGAACACTTCCATTGTAGGAACTGCTCTGTACTCATTAAAGTAATCTAGTAGAGAATTTATAATCCATTGATTTGCTTGCGATTCAAAGAATGTAGGTTTAGTAATTTCGTTTACCTGTTCAAGAAACTTGACATCTGTTATAAGAGAAGCAACAACTTTAGATTGATACGATTGTCCATACTTTACCAATGTATCTACTGCTTCCATTATTTTTTACGTTTCTTTCTTGCTAATTTTTTTTCTTCAATCGATAATTCGGCTACTTCCGCAACTACTTCGGTTTTGATTGGCTTTCTTAACGCTTTCCATTCTGATTTGGGTACGAACACCCAACCATATTGTAACACTTTTAAGTCTGCTTCTTCTTCTTTTACTCTGCGGATTTCTCCTTCTTTACTTTTGATACACTTCATCTGTTCCGTGTTTAATTTAAATTATTTAACTACCATTAAAATTTCCGATTCTCTTAATAGGATATATTTGTTCCCACCAATTTTAATTTCTTGTCCTTGATGGTATGGTGGGAGAATTACTTCATCACCTACTTCAACATTCATTGGAATCAATGTTCCACTTTGCGTATAAATGCCAGGTCCTGTTGATTCTACCTTTGCTCTTTTTACATCTTCACTTCTTACTGAATCGGGTATAATAATACCACCTGCAGTTTGTGAAACTTCTGGTGCTAATTCTGTTAGTAGAACTCTATCTCCTAACGGTTTTACTAATTTTTCTTCTGCCATAACTTTATTTTGTTTTGTTAATATAATTTAATCTCGAATCTCTCATTTTTTGTTTTGATTCATCGGAAAATACTTGCAATTTTCTTTTTTCTTTTATTTTTTGTTTAGTTTCTTCCGAATGTTTTCTACCAACATTAAATTTGTTTCCAATTTTAGAAATACTCATTTTTTGTTTAGTTTCTTCCGAATGAGTTAATCCTGTTAGATAATCATGCTTTCCTTTGTTTGATTCACTAATTTTTTGTTTAGTTTCTTCTGAATGGGGTCTGCCTAATGCCCACTGCTTTCCTTTATGTGCATTACCTATTTTGTCTCTATGTTCTTTTGAGAAAATTCTACCAATAGTTCCTTCTCCACCATTTGTCATATTAACTAAATTACCCTCATTTAAGTCTGCTCTACCATATTTGTTAATCCAAAATGTTTCCATTTTACAAGCATCTTCCCAAGTTAAATTATCTTCTATAATCTCTGCATAGTATCCAACTTTATTTACTATATTATTCCAGTATTTATTTCTACCAAATTTGGAATATAATCTATAAGATTGTTTTGCTATTCCTATATAAAAAACTTCATTTGTATCTTTTCTAATATGTTTGTAAATGTATGCCATAATGTTTTTTTAATATAAATATCAAAATTTGGCAATAAAACTAAATGTTGATTGTAACCAATCCGTAACATTTGGAAACGAATCCAATATACGGGCTTTCAATCCTACTTTTAGGAATTCTTGCTTACTGAACTTTGGTGGTGATTCTTCAAATCTATCTATAATTTTCATTCGAAGATTACCACTAAATGTTGGTTCGGATAGTTGAAACAACTTACGATTTCTTTTTAATAATTCCAAGTTATTTTCAAACAATTCGTGTCCTTTTACCTTTTTTGGTTGCGAGTTAATGTATTCTAACATAGAATCAGTAGTATGAACTTCCTCATCTGCTAATATTGGAAATGCTTTAAGAATAGTTTTCAATCCTAATCCTGAAATGCCCTCTACATTATCGGATTTATCACCATCAATTATTCTGAAATTGATAAAATTATGTGGGTGAATACCAAATTCCTCAATTACTTCGGGAATGTTGTAGATTTTCTTTTTAGATGGTGAATATACACTTACGTCTTTGTTGACTAATTGAATGAAATCCTTATCGGAACTCATTATTACAACCTTTTCGTTTTCTTTCTTTAATTGAGTAGCAATATATGCCATCACATCATCGGCTTCAATTCCATCGTAAATCATAATTGTAACAGGTAGAACCGAAAGTAATTCACCTAATGCCGTCATTTGACGTTTCATAGATGCACCTTCTTCTTCAGGTGTCATTTCCATAGATGCAGCACGATTCAATCTCATTTTGATTTTATTCTTGCCTCTCTCTGATTTGTATCCGGAATATATTTCCTTTCTACTATTAGAGCCACCTTTACCGTCAAATACGATTACAACTCTTGTGGGGTTGATTGTTCGGATGGCATAGCCGATACTTTTTAAAGTACCGACTATTCCTCCAATATGGTCACCATTTTCGTTAAGATTAGGTGCCGTTGACCAGGAACGAATGAAGGTATTAAGACCATCAATAACTAATGTTTTGGAGTTACGATGTAAATCTCCAAAATCATTATGTTCCCTATCTATTTGTTTTAGTATATCTAAATACTTTTTGTTAATCTGACTCATTGGCTTCGTCCGTTGTAAGTTCAACTTCATCCGAATTGGAATTGTTTTTGTATAATAAAATTGTTGCTTCGCAAATTCTACGATAGATTTGGTCTTTTAGTTCTTCATCCTCTAATAATTTTGCAAAATCTTTAGATTGGAATTTGATTTCTTCACCACTTTCAATATCGACGTATGAATACCAAGCTCCACCTTGCTTTAATAATTTAGCATCTTTCATAACTGCTAACCATCCTCCGTAGTTATCAATACCTCTATCAAAGAAAATATCAAAATCTGCGTGTCTTAATGGTGGTCCCATTCTGTTTTTGATAACCTGACAACGAACCTTAATACCTACGATTCTATCCCCTGCTTTCAATTGCCCCATATTCTTCAAACGAACTCTAACAGATGCGTGAAATGCCAATGCCTTACCACCCGATGTTGTCCACGGGTCACCGAACATTGCGTTCATCTTCTGTCTCAATTGATTTGTGAATATAAGTGCAATAGATTGTCTACCAATCATATTGGTAATCTTTCTCATTGCTTTGGAAATGATAATTGCCTTATCAGTTGCGTAACCATCCTTACCATAATCGGCTTCTAACTCCTTATGTGTAGATGCTGCTGCTACTGAATCCACAACGATAGTTACTAATCTATCTTTATCACCTTTACGAACTTGCTCAATAATTGTTTCACATGCTTCGAAAATACCTTCAACGGTATCAACTGAAACATATAGGAGTTTTGAAACATCTACTCCAATTGCTTCTAAAAATTCTCTACTAACTGCGGTTTCCGTATCAATCAATACTGCTACTCCACCTTTCTTTTGGGTTTCGGCAAGAAGATGGGCAGAGAGCAGAGATTTTCCACTCTGCTCTAAACCCGTAATCTCCGTAATACGTCCAACTGGCAATCCACCATAAGGTCGGTTTGAGATTGCTACATCTAACATTGCGTTTCCGGTAGATACCCAATCCTTTACATTGGTAGGGGCATCTCCACCCTCATCAGTTAGAAAGTAAGCAATCTTACCATCCTTATTTTGTTTGTTTAGAGAATCGGCAAGTAAACTTGCTAAATCTTCTTCTCTTTTTGCCATTATAATTTTTTTTAATTGTTAAATAAATCATCGAATGCCGATGCTACATCTTCTTTAAGAGGAGATGCTTTTTGTGCAGTCTTTGGAGTTTCATCTTCCCACGGAAGTTCACCAATATCTTGCGAACCACCCATATCGGTAGATACGGTTGATTGTTTAGGTTGAGGTTTTGCCGCTGCTAATTCCTCATTGATTGGGTTTCCACTACCATTAGCTGGAGCAGATGGGTTTAACCAATTTTCCAATACACCCTTCAATTCATCATAAGATAATTCAGAATACAATTCCGTAATTTCTTTCTGTGCGTTCAACAATTCAGTTACTGCATCTGCATCTGGTAAGATTTTAGATGTTGCAGGTTTAACTCTGATTGTAGTTGTTGGGTATGCTGCATTTGATTCTTCTGCAGATACTACTTCCAATACAATATCACGACCTGTATGTGGGTCTGTAATATCACCATAATCAGGGTCTGCAATATATCCTAAAATATCCTGATATACGGTCTTACCGAATCCCCAAAATTTAACACCTTCACTCTCCTTACCTCTTACGATTACAGGTGCGAATGTTCTTAATTTTGGTTCCATCTTCTTACCTGCTTTCCAATCATCAGTGTCACCAGTTCGTTTAAGTTTTTCTGCAAACTCTACGATTGGGTCAGGTCTACCAAATGAGATAGGACTCAAATAAGTTTTGTTGTTAATGTTGTAGTGAAAATACAATTCGATAAAAGGATTATCCTTATTGAATTTGTAAGGTACTAAACGGATTTGAGATTTTCCGTTTGCCGGTTTCCAAATTGAGTCCGACTTCTTTGTGTTGTTTTGAAGAGAGCTAAATCTCTTGAGTGCTAATGAAATGTCCATTGCTTTTTTAAGTTTTAAGTGTTAATAAATTGTTTTAAGTTTGAAGGTTTTATCGCGATTCCCTTATATCTAAATATAACCTTTTTACTTTTGTTGTAACAAATATACAATATTTTTGTTACATTTCCAAGTATTATTTTGCCCACTTTCCTCTACTCACTAATTGAGAAATTACGGAGTAAACTGCTAGGTCTTGATAGGTATCTTCGATGGTTTCACCCACTTCATCAGGGTGTCCTAATACTACCAATTGTTTTAATCTGTTGATTTTATCATTCTTTCTGAACCATAGACCACTCAATGATAATTTAATATCTTCTTTAGTTTTAAGTTGTGTACCTACTGAAATATTTCCAGGTCCATAGTTTCTTTGCTTTTTACAAAAAGTAGCATACATTTCATCCAAAATGTTTTTGAATTCAAAAGTCATTTCTGGATAATTTTCTTCACAATACTCAATTGCGGATTGTTCTTTTTTGGTGTTTAACATAACTTATTTTTTAGTAACTTTTTATTTATTTTATTTTTTAATTTAACTCCTAAAGCACACATTTCATACTCCTCATATTCTACGAGGGTTTCTATGTTTTCATCCAATAAATTTAAAAATTCTTTACTCTCAATTGCAAGCATAATAACAATCGAATGTTTGATTATTACATGCGCAAAATCAACGCGTGATTTATCGTTTCGAATTCCGAAAGAAATCGAGTCAATAATTGCTTTAGATATTTCCATTCTATGAGTTTGGAAAATATCTACAGGGTCTTCAACATAAATTTGGATAGGTTTAAATCTATTTTTTTTCATACTATGAATATATGAAAAAAAAATCAGAATTACAACTCATCTGTGTTAAAACTTTTAAAAACTTTTGTAGGGATTTTTTTGTATCCAATCGAAGATGTTGTAATGATGCAATTTTTAAATTCATCCCAATCAATCATATAAGAATTATCCAGTATTCCACCTGTCTTTGATTTAACTACTTCGTTGAGTGCATTGATGGTGTATATTGTATTTGATTGTTTTTTTCTATGAACTAAAATCGTTTTCCATTACAAATACGTTTGGATTTGTAAGTATATACTGATTTAGAACGAATTCTACCGATTTATTTAACTCTCCCTTTGTGGTAAAAAGGCATAATAACTGTGTATTCATCTATTTTTGGTTTATTAACTTTACCGATAAATATAAAATTTCAAACCAAAAGTGATTTATTAAGGATAAACCTGTCTATTAGCCTTTATAATTTCTTTAGCAAACTCGTCATTTACCACCATTTCAAACTTAAATTGCCCTCCATAATTTCTACCATCTTCTCTAATATCTATGTTTGCAATAGGTATAACTCTACCTCCAACTTTAACTTTAAATGCAATAAATGGTGGTGGTCCAGGTTCTGAAATTAATCCTTGTTTAAATTCTTCAAAATCACTTGTACCAAATATAACTTCCATTGTACTCTTATCCAACATATATTCCCCTAATGCAATACTTTCTTCACCATCTGCAACAGATTTTAGTGGAAATTCCGTTTTAACCTCATTTAACATACCATCTCTCAATCTCTCATTGGTTGTAATTGCCTTTACCGCCTCTGCAACATAATTAGCATGGTCCGCATCCATTTCATTGATAAAATCAGTAGCTACTTTAGATGATTCTCCTTCTCCTTTTCTTTGTAAAGCCCGTATCCCTTCAAATAAAACTTTATTCTTTTCTCTACTACCTTTTCCTTTAAGAGTATCAGCCAGTGCAGTATCGAAATCAATACCTTTTTCTTCCATTGCCTTTTTAAAATCTTCATCTTCTTCGGCAAGTTGTCTAATAGCATCTGCGTTTTCTTCGCAGAATTTTGCCAGTTTCGCCCTTTCATTTTTTGCAAACATTTGAGGGTTGATATTATCAGGAACATCATCTTTCCCCAGCCATTCAAAAAACTTACCTGTTCCAGAATTAAGTAAGTTAACTTTTAGATTTTGTTTTAGAGATATTTCTTCCAAAAGTGGTTCTCCGTTTTCATTCTCAAGTCGTATATAAATGTCAGTTGAAAATCCTTTATCACCATAACTACCTAATCCAAGTGATTCAACATCAGATTTGGTATCCCAAGATGCTGCGGTGATTTTATGACCTGGATATTGTTTTTCTACTTTTTTAAGTATTGCTTTTCTGTTGTTTGTAGCAGCCTTTAACCAAGTTTGATTTACAATTCGGGTACCATCTTTTTTCAATTCTGGATTCTGTGATGTTAATGCTTTTATATGTTCCGATACTGCTGATTGCATTTCATTCCACTCATCATCACTCATCGTACACGCCATCATCGTCATCAACTCACCAGCTTGAGCTGGCAGTTTACCAGCTCCACCTGGAAAATTTGAAAAGTGAGAAATCTTTTTTGCTGCTCCGACATGTTGTGTATTCATCATTCTCTCAAACAATTTCAAATATTTTTTAGGAAATTTTGGATTGTTAGCAATACTTTCTGGTATTTTAAATGGTGGTGGTGGAATCGGATTTGCAAACTTTTTATTTTTTTCAGCAAATTCTTCATCATTTGGGTCTAAATCTTTTTCAAATTCTTCAGTTTCCAATGGATTTTCCGAACTTAAAGTTTTATCCTTTCCGTTTACAATTCGTTTTTTAGGTTCTGTTTCGGTTGGTTCTGTGGATGGCTCATCAAATACACTTGCACCGCCACCAGTACCGAATACGTTTGTACCTTTAACTGGCTCTTCTTCATCGGAAGATGGAAGTTTGCCACCACTTTTTTCTTTTGCCTGTTTTATTTCGGCAGGTGTTGGTTTATCGTGTTTGTCTGGGTCCATCTTCTGAACTGTGTAGATATTACCAGATTTTTTACTCTTTACAATATCTTCTTCTTTAAGAACACGTTTTGGTTTTGGAGTATTTTCTAGGATGTATTTGAATACAACGGATGCTCTATCCACCAATTGTTGTGCAGATGGAATATCTCTTTCTCTTAAAAGTTTTACCAATAATTGTTTATGTGATTCTTTTGTTAAATCAGGAATCCCTACGTGAAATTTTAATTCGTCTAGTATTTCATCAAAATCTGGATACATAT